AGGGGATCGGACACCATTTGTGGCAGGTGCTGCCGCGGGAGTTCTGGGTGCGTCCCTGTGTAATAGTAGTTCTTCTTCTTGGGGCGGTGATAGTTCTTGGGATAGTTCTTGGAGCAGTTCTTCTATCGGTGGTACTTCTCGGCGCTAAATCATATAAAACTAAATAAATCAAAAAAAATTAAAAAATAAATAAACGGAAAAACAATATAAAAACCATCAAAAACTATAAAATATTTAAGGATTTTAATCCTTTTTTTAATATTTCTTCTATTACATTAACAGTCATAGAATTCCCTATTAATATTTTCATTCTGTGATCAGATAATGATATTATTTTACCAGATGGATTAAATCCTTGTAACTTGAAGTATTCTTTTACAGATGCTTTTCTTTCCATAGGAACACACCACATATTAGGTTGTGCTGTAATACAAGGAACCCATTTATCAGAATTTGGAAAATTAGCATTCCTGAAACCAGTATCTATAAATACAGCATTCTCTGGAACATTATTAAATAATTCTTTATTAGATTCTTTTTTTTCATTCTTAGATTTATTAGATTTATCTACAAAATCATTTATATTTAACATAGGAACTGTTTCTGGGAATGTATAATCACATTTTTTATATTTATTTAATACACCTATTATATATAATCTATCTCTAGATTGTGGGATTCCTAATTCTTTAGAATTAATAACTTTATAATGAATAGAATATTTATTAATATCATTTAATCTTTTTAATATTTCATTAAAATATGATCCATTATTTAATGTGACTAATGTTTTTACATTTTCTAAGATGAAAAACTTCGGCGATACAGTTTTTATTACTTTTATACAATCTTCAAATAAATTTAATCGAGGATCTACAGATGTTTTATATTTATTTGCTCTGCTATAGGGTTGACACGGAAATCCTGATACATAAATATCAATATATGGGATATCTTCAGGTTTTCTTTTAGTCATATCATTAAATAATATTTTAGGATTGTGATTTTTATTAATATATTCCGTGGCATATTCACTTATTTCAGATGAAAATTCATGTTCATAATTTAAATTATATTCATTACATATATTTTTTAGTGCTTCTATAGGTGCTTCAATTCCAGAACAATCTGTACCTATTTTTAACATTATATATATAAGTATTTGAAAATAATTTTAAATTTATTTTATTCATATGATAAATTTGAATAAAGTTTTTAAAAATATAAATAAAGAAACTTGCTTACGAAATATAAGCATAAAACTTACGACATATCTTACAACTTAGATGGTTATCACCTGTGATATGACCGTTTTCGTTGAAAACATGCGCCGCGAGGAAGCGAACCGTTTCTGGAGCATGACTAGGAAGGTCCAGAGGTTTTCTGCTCCTGTTTTGGGTGATATGAATCCCCCTCAGCGCATAGCAACACCAGTATCAAAACACATACATGCCCCTTTGAGTTTTACGAGAGCAAACGAAGGTGATTTAAAAGTCGGGCACATCGTCAGGTATACAGATAGGAAAATCGGTTACATGTTTTGCATGGTCACCCGCATAGCTGACTCGGGCAAGTCTTTCAGAAAAGAAGACGGATATATCAAGGATAATGTGTTTTATTCTTCTGGTGTACAAAACGAAACGAACAAAGATATTTTGAATGTATCACGTGTTTTGCATATAGTTGTCATTGAACAACTTCTGAAAGTCTCATCTAATAATTAAGGAATAATAAAAAAATACTAAAAAATTAAAAAAAAATAATTAAAAAAAAATAAATAAAACAAATTATCACCGACTAAAAAATACAAATTTAGTGGACCAAGGTGATTTTTTTTAACATTATATATATAAGTATTTGAAAATAATTTTAAATTTATTTTATAAATTTGATTTACAATTTAAAAAATATTTAAAATAATTTAATAATGAATTATCCTAAAAATTCTCGTACTGCCAGGGCTCTGTACGATGCCAAAAAGAGTATGGAAGAAGCCGCGGAAAAAACGAAACAAGCAAATGAACTTTATGAAAAAGCATTACGCCGATCCAAACTCAAAGATATTTTAGATGAATATAGTGTTGATGAAATTCTAGATATTGCTTTTGAGAAGAAAGAAGATGAAAAAGCATTAAAAGAAGCAGAATTAGAAGATGATATTCAATTTGTCGATTGTGAGAATTCAACCGATGATGATATTGAAATTACAGATAGTTTAAGTCCTGTTCCTTCTGAAACATATGATGAAATTGTACCATTATTTACATATTTTGACAAAAAAGACAAACTATTTTATAGTGAAATTAATCAAGAGTGCGGTCAAGGACCTATACGATGTAGAGAAATATTGACTGGTAAACTATTTCATGGTGCCCGAGACTGTGGTGAGCGAATATACAGTCACCGACCAAATAAACCAAATGAACTTCACTATTTCTTCCAAAAAGTTAATGGCGGCAAAGTAATTTCCTCAAAATGGGATACAACATTAGAAGCAACTCATTATTGTAACAATTGTATAGAAATAAAACAAAACACCAAAACCATTTCGTATAAATGTCTAGGTCATTAATAAAATATGGAAGAATATTATAATTTTTTAATATTTAAATTTATTATATAATATATATATGAATATACACCCATTATGGTTTATATGTATTTTTATTAGATTATCCTTATTATTAATTATTAGATATATTGTAAAACTAAATAAAAATAAATATGTTAGATATTTTTTATCATCTATTTTATTATTATTTGGAATAGGATTTATGTATAAAGGAATGACTGGATCTAATAATGAAACACAAATAACTAAGGTATTTTGGCATGAAACTAGATATGTTCATGGAATATTATATATTTTATCTAGTATTTATTTATTCAATAATAATTTAAATATGTGTTCTTTATTATTATTATCAGATTTATTATTTTCAATATCATATAGAGTATTCCTAAAAAAATAATCATCTAACATTCCATATTGATGAATAGTTAGATAATATTTTTATTATTTTTTTGATTATTTATATTTTTATTCGTTTTTGATTTTTTCTACATATGTTTTTAGTTTTTCAATGCGAGATAACATTCCTTCATTTTTAATTATAATTTTCCAAAAATCCAATATTTCATAAACTTTCTCTTCATGAATTACTAAATATTCAAACCATTTCACTTTTATCTCTTTTTTCATTATTCTGATACTAATAGATTCAAAATCTTCTTCTAAACAATGATCATCTATACTATAAACCTTATTTCCATCAGTTATGAAATTTCTAGCACAATGATCATTTGCACCAATTACCAATCTGAACATAAAATTCTCAAACAAATCCATAAAATTGTCCTCATTTATATTATCAAAATTATAATTATTGTTTACACCATTATAGATATAAACATTTGTTTCTATTTTACTACTCTTCAACTCTTTTTTAGTAAAATCATAATCCAATAAGCTATCAGACTTCATCCAATTCTGTCCGAATAAATTTATGAATTCCACATTCAAATGATTCATATCTAATGTCTTCTTAACTATTTCAGATCTCATGATTTGTTTTCTCATTTTTATTTCTATAGGTCCTTTCAAGACATACTTTTTACCATCTTCTAAAGAAGTAGCGAAATATACTTGTGGTTTCCCTCTACTAGTAATCAGTTGTACTTGTACTACATCTTTAAATCCAGGAATTTTCTTTTCAAATGAACCACCAGCATCCTCAACATCTGTCTTTTCATTTTCTATATCTATTTCTATTTGTTCTTTCCATTTCTTATATAAGACCTTTGTTTTACCATTTCCCAGATTTTCTTCATCATCCAAATATACTTTCTTACATTCAGTAGCATACCTATCACCTTCTAATCCGTATATGTTTTCATTCACTACGAGTGAATTATCAAAGAAGAACTTATATCCACTAGTTCCTCCAGATACATGTTTATCTTTCACCCAGAAAGGTAACTCTACAAATTTCCTAGGTTCTAATAGTTCTATATCTAAAGAATACTCTTGATTTAGTTCTGGTCTCCTATTAAACATAATATATGCTGCCCATACTAAATTATTTCTTCCAGAAAATGAATATAATTTACAATATTTCTTTCCAATGTATTCACGAATACTCTTAAAATCTTCTCTGCGAACACATTCAGTCATTTTTACAGACTCAATCATTTCTTCTGATTTAGGAACAATCTTATTCATACTATAATGCAAAGATAAACGAGATAACCAAGCAGTATCATGTGTCTTTTTCAATCTGCAACATATTGCCACATATTTAAATAAATCTTCATCAGAACATTCTACGATTTCATTACTTAATTCTATATGACCTATATCTTCATTCGTAATATAAACTAGTCTTTTTCTCAAAGAATTAGGTGTTCCTTCATTAAACAGTATTCTAGAATAATATAAACATTCTTCTTCCATTCCTCTTCTCATACATTTCTGAATAACAGAATATAACAATCCGATACTCCCTTCACTAGTCTGTTTTCTCAGAAATGCCATCAGTTTTTATTTATATTTATTAAATTTGAATTTTCAAATTTACTTTAAGAAGAATAATTTAAATATTATATATATTATATAATGTTAAAAGGAGGCGGAAAATGTTCAATATGTGGTTCTCCCGGAGTAACTAAAGCAAGTTGTCCTTTAAATCCTTCTGCTAAAAATCCTAAACCAGACAAGCACCCGATGGCGACATCATCCAAGAAAGATTCATCTAATAAGAACGACCCCCCTATAATTGAACCCCCGCAACCTGTCGCACCAAAACAAGATAATTCAGAAACATTATATGGAATAATTAATGATATAAAAGTGTCTTGTCCTGACCAAGAACTAAATTTAGATTTACTTAAAAAAAATATAAAGGATAAAAAACTAGTTGCCAAATCTTTAAAAAAACCAACGAAGGGTTCCTCATTAAATGTTGAACCTGATCTAAATGTAGCACTACTTCAACAAGATGTAAAAAAACAAAAAGATAAAAAGTCCAAAAATAAAAAACCGGCACCCAAAAAACCTAAAAAAGGTAAATCCGTTATAAATCTTAAAGATTACCTTGTTCCAGGATACATTATGGAAGAAAAACTATTTAGTGTTACAGTAAAAAAACAATTATTATCAGATGAGGCAAATGCTATAGTTGTACTAGTTACTGATAACCGTGATGGAGGAAAAGAATATGTCCTTAAGGCTGAATTACAAGGAGGAGGAGAGCCGCAAATTCATAATGAAGTAAATATGATGAGTATGATAGCACGAGGTACTCATTATAATTCTACGATCATTCATATTAAAGATAAAGATATTACAGAAGGAGGTATACCTTTCTTGAAGGTATGGGGTATGGGCGGGTCGCCTCAGATTCACCATACTATAAGCAATGGCGGACCTAAAGTTCGCTGTCTTGTTGAGGAAAAATTAGATGAATCTTTAGCTCAATATGCTAAAAAGGGTTTGACTATTCCTCAAATAAAAGAAATGGCTCGTGAATATTTAAAAATTTTACAATATATTCATTCTAGAGGATTTGTTCATTCAGATATCAAACCCCCTAATTTAATGTTAAAACATGAAGGCGGTTCTATCAAATATTATATCATAGATTTTGGAATAACTACTAGATATACCATCAAAGGTTTACAACATAGAGGTCAAGGTACCCCAGTGTATCAGTCAATATATTGTGAAGAATTTACAGTTAATAAAGCAAAGAGATTCATATCTCGTTTAGAAGATGTAGAAGCACTGGGATACATATTATTAGAGTTATCTACTGGATCGTTGCCTTGGTCAGTGAAAGATTCACCAATAGGTAGTCGTCTGAAGTCTAAATTGGGAGCAGAAGAATATGCTGAAAAAATAAAGGATACTAATTTAAGAACTGCAGTTATTCAAATGGTATCAGCTCATAAAGGTCACTTCTCTACAGAACCAGAATATAAAAAACTTATTAAATTATTACAATAAAATATCTGTATTACCCCACATTTAATAATTAATCAAATTATATGGTATTTCTTTTGAATTAAAATTTTTAATTATTTTCCCCATATCTAAAGGATCACCTTCTTTTTCTAATATTGTCAATTCAAATGTTTTGGTATTTCTTTCACAAAATTCTTCTATACCGTCCATTTCTTCACATAATTCCTCCATGATTCCTCGGTTCATTTCATCAAAATCTATATCATAATATTCACCTGTTTCTTTTGCTTCTTCTAATAGTTTATCATAAGCATATAGCGATTTTTGAAAATCATCCCAAAATTGTTTATCTTTTATATCGTCCATTACTGTATTTTCTTCTTCATGTAAATCAATCCAAAATTGTTTATCTTTTATATCGTCCATTACTGTATTTTCTTCTTCATATTGTAATATTACTTTTGATTCTTGAATATTATTTTCAATAATATAATTAGTAGGTTTCATATCGGCAAATAAGAAAGGTTCCATCGGAATTGATATACAAATACTTGGCACCAATAATGTCAGATATTTCAAGATGTGCATGATATTCATAATATTGTTAATATTGTTTAATATTCTTATAAATATATTTCAAATTTATAGTAAATTTGATTTAGATTATACAGAACTTCCAAATATCTAATACAATGAACTTTATCATTTACATTCTATTTATTCTGGAGATTGTTTCACAAATTCACGGGTATAATTACGATAAATATAATGGGTTCAACGGTTATACAGGTAATACTGGATCTTTGAATCATAATCCTCATATGCAGGACAAAATCAGATCCAGTTTCAAAAGGCGTAATATACTTGGTCAAAAGTCGGATAGTGGTAAAACAAAACACATACCATTTTATTCAAAATATAATAAAAGATATGGTAATTTAGATAGTAAAACACACTTCATAGAACCTACGAATGATCCTAAGGTAAATGAATACATATTAAATAAAAAACTTATAAGTGAACCTATTAAAATTGATGATGATGATCTAATCAGAGTTTTACCTGTAAAATATTATGATAAATATTCATTCAAAGATAATTGGGCTAATTCCTGGAAAGATTCAGATGTATGGTAATTATATATTAATTGATTAATCAATTCCTTTCATCTTCTTACACCATTGTGAAGGATCATTCTTATCTGGCGGTGAATTAATATATTCCCATATAAATACTCCTTTCATATCAGGATATGTTTTTTTAACTTTTTTGACTTCTTCTAATGATGTATTAAAATCATCATATTCTCCTCCTAACATACCGAATACTACTTTTTCAGGGGGATATCCATTTTTTATAATACTATCATATGTTTCTAATGTATATGAATTATAACATTGAGTATTAAACCATTTAATATATTTACCTTCTTTAGAATTATATAATTCTTTGTATGAAAATCCACCCATGCTGGAACCATCTGTCATTAACGAATCTGCTACAGGCGCCATAGTTATAGTGAAGTCTTCTCCGAAATCTTTAATTAATGTATCAATTAATTTTTTTACATCATTGATATTCACACCTTCTTCGATATCCAAATCGATCCCTGTAATTATTTTATATTTTCTTAAAAGTTTGAATAATAACGGATAATATAAATCAAAATTACTGAATAAAGCACCATAAGCACTGCCGGCACCACCAACCATTAATATTATTTCAACTCCTTGTTCATATACTTTTTGTAATTCTATCCATACATTATCAAATCTTGGTGAATCCGGATCATAATTATTCAAATGAATATATGGGTCATTTTTGTATGAAGAAAAATGAATAGATGATAAAATTATTGTATCAATATCTTGAATATGTGGATATAGTTTTTCTAATCCACAGAAACTTTGATAATAATAAATTGTTTTCATATTTATAAGTTATATTATAAATATAATATTTAAATAATAATTATCTTTATTCATTGAATAAATTTGAAATGTTCATTTAGTTTATTTATAAAGATTAAAGTACTGATTTGAACATATTTCAACCAGTAACATATACATAAAAATACTCAAAGAAACAAAAGATACCATCATCATGAATGTTTTCGCTGAAAAGTTATTCAATATCCTTGATAATTCTATACCATCTCCACCGGTATCCCCACTCGCATCACCAATGGTAATTGTGTCAACACAACCCTATACCAACCACCTAATTAAAGACCCATATACCATCGAACCTGGTAACCTTGTCTCATACAACATGGGGCGCGGATCTACTAAGCGGGAAGTAGTAGCACGTGTTATATCTGTTTCTGATTCCCGGAAGTCTATCCGGACCGAAGATGGCAGCATTGTGGGAGGAGAGTTTATACCTTCGGGTATTCGCATCAGTGGCAACCCGACGGTAGTCTTAATACAAGATACCAAACTTTTCAAGGTCATCGTTAACACAAAATACGTCGCCGCTATCAAAACTAAGAAACATCTACTCACAGGTTCAAAAAATCCATGTAATTTCAGCGTCGCCACTGCAACAGCACTCACACAAATGAAAAATATTGTAATACCTCACCTGCGAGCAAATGGTTATATTTTAGACGAACACCTTTACAAATCAAGGACCTCATATGATTATCTAAAAATCCAGGCACCCTCCAGCACAAGCAGTGTATGTATTTTAGAGTATGGACTACATACCACATCAAAATCATGGAAAATAGGTACCATTAGGGTAATGGGTGCAAATGAGCAAAAGATAAAAAAATACGTTAACATCAAGGTTCGTGGGCAAAGTGAATATTTCTGTTACTATGGTGCGAACATAGAAAAAACTATTAAGATGATAAAAGACTTATTGGGATAACCAACCATAAAAAAAAAAAATAAAATAAATAAATAATAAAAATAAAAACTAAAAAAAATTAAAAAAAAATAATAATAATATTTTTTTTATAATAATTTAAATATGCCAACTGAAATTATTTCCGGATTATGGTTTGGAGATATTGATTCATTGAAAAATCCAAATTTTTTTAAAGATAATGATATAAATATTATTATAAATTTAACAGATTGTAATTTTAAAATAGATAAAAAAGTTTCATATATCAATGTACCATTATCAACATATAATATTTATTCAATGAAAAATGTTATAGGAAAAATAACAGAGAACATTCATAATAATATTGAATTAAATAATATTTATGTATATTGTTTGAATGGGATAACAATATCTCCATTAGTATGTTCATTATATTTATTAAAATATGGTAAATTAAATAAATATGATATACCGCCAATATTGAAATCTAAAAATGATCAAGTATTAATTAATATTGATGAATATGATAATTTAATATAATAAACCTATTGATGATATAACAAGTTAATTAATTATTAAAATAATATTTATATATATTATATAGAATGTCTGGGTCTGGAAATCAAATACAACTTGTAGCAAGAGGTAATATTGATGCTTCTATTACTGGTAATCCTTCGATTACTTTCTTTAAATCAGTATACAGAAAACATACTAATTTCTCTATGGAGGATATGATTGTAGATACAATTTCTAAACCATTAGCAGGTCATAAATATCCCGTTAAAATTCCAACGGGTACAGGTGATTTATTGTACGGAACAAATTATATATTAAAAGGAAATAGTACATATTGCGGTAATGGTATAGCAAATATTTCTACGGCAGTTATAGATAATATTGCTTTTGTTATTAATTCTAGAGAAATTGATAAAACATATGGTCACTATCTAGAAGTATATCATGAATTAAATCAGGAAAATCCAAATTCAACTATTACTAATTTGGGTAGGATTGAAGATTCATCTCTATATCATATAGCACATAATGCAGATATATCTGTACAAGCTACACATAAATCTATGATAAATAATAATAGATCTGATACTAGTTATTTTGATAATGCTTTATCTAAACCCACTAATATTATGGGACATGGATTAGGATATCCGCCTACGCATTTTCAGAGAATGTCTAAGTGCGGTGGTACTTATTGTTCTCCATCTTATTTACAAGAACAAAATGCTTCATATAATACATATCTTAATACTAATGATACCGAAGGTAATAATCCTTTGCGAGATGCTGGTTATAGTTCTAATTATAATTATGTAGCATCTATTAATAATAGACCTACATCTTCGGGACACGTCTCGGGTATGAATAGAAATCGGTTCCATGTAATTATTAAAAATGCAACTGTTTTTGAGGATAATATCAGTGCATCATTTACTTATGAGTTTTCAGGTCTAAATCAATTTATAGTTAATGCTTCATATACATCACGAAGAATTACTGGGTCCATCAACACCGTCACAGATTTTTTTAATAGCGGTAACGATGGAAAAATATTTAATGTGACATCTATTAATGGTAATGAAGTAACAATAAGTAGTACCGATACCGGTAGTCAATTTGGCGATAGCGGTAGTGGTGATAGTTCGGATTATAAAATTGAATTTACTATGACTGCTCCAAAAATACATTCGGCAAATTTATTGAACGCCTCTCAAATATCAGAATCTATTAATAAAGGTGATATATTAGGTGATTGTACTGTACCATTAAATTTTTGGTATTGTAAATCACCTGGTTTAGCAATACCATTATGTGCTTTACATAAAAGTGTTGATGTTGAATTATATATGCAATTTGCTGGTATAAATGATGCTGACTGGACTAAAGATGGTTTAACTTTTACAGATAAATCTATAACCTATGATCAAAATATAAATAATACTAATGATATAGTTAATGCATATAAAATAGGTAATCTAAAAGGTATATTAACGGCACCTGATAAATTTAATTTTGATGTTGATATAGCAGTTACATATATATATTTAGATAATATGGAAAGAAAAAGATTTTCACAAAGTTCTCATGAATATTTAATAGAACAATTACAATTTCAATATGAAAATGGGCAAACAAATAAAGATGTAGATATTTCTTCTTTCCAACATCCAGTAAAAGAATTAATATGGACTGGACAACCATATTTAAAAAGCAACATCAAAAATTTAGATGTTATTACATCATCAAATGATACGGTTAATGTAAATAATTTAAATAATTTAAATAATGGTACTTATGCACATAAATCGGGTATTAGATGGGTTTATGGTAATACAACTGAAGATAATTGTTTATATGGTGGTGGTATCCAAAATGCTGATGAAAGTAAAGGTTTTGGTAATGCTTGTTATGTCGATACATTAGATATTAATACCGGTCAAGTAACAAACAATACTGTTGTGGTGGCAGATGGTCAGACGATCTCTGATTTAAAAGTTGCATGGACATCCATAGGTTCAGGAAAATTTGTACAAGGACTGCTAGGACCCAGTACTCCTGATTGTCTTGATTATGTAACATATAAATTAAAATTTAATTCAACTGATAGATGTCAACCCAGACCATTACAATATTTTACTAGAGAAAATGTTTATAAATACCATAAGGGTGGGTGTATATCTGTTCCAGATAGTATAGCAGTATATTCATTTGCATTAAATCCTACAGATACCTCACCTAGTGGTACATGTAATTTTTCTAATATTGATGATATTAAAATTGAAAGAGGTAATTCCAGTTCAGTGACGGATAATAAATATAAAAAAATAAATGTTTATGCTATAAATTACAATATTTTGAGAATAGTCAATGGTCAAGCTGGTATTTCATATTTTTAGTTATAGTTAAACAAATAAAATAAATTATAAATATATATGTCATCTTCTTCTGTCATTCTTCAAAATAATGAAAATATTACATTTGTTTCAAATCCTAGCATAACATACTTTAAAAGTGTTTATAGAAAACATACTAAATTTAGTATTGGTTATTATGAAACAGGTACTGCTCTAAATTTTTTCGATGAAACGACTTCTAAAATAATAATACCTTTTGACGTCACTGCTGATTTATTATGTGATATATCACTTAAAGTAAAATTTATTACTGCTGAAAAAAAAAAATTCAAGCCCCCAGATGATATAGCATTACATTTAATCAAGAATATAACATTTAATTTACAAGGTAAACTTAATGATTTTGATAAATTAGATAAAGAATATATAAACTTCAATGCCATGTTAAATAATCCTCAATCGTCGAACTCAACTTATACTTTAGACGCGACCGGTAAATTGACTTGTAATAATGGAAATAATTTTCAAAATATGGCATTATGTGGAGGGATTACAGGTTCGGAGAATCTAGTAGATATTAAAAGCATGGATGCTATTATACCTTTGCCATTCGCGTTTTCTAAATCCATAGGAACGGCTATTCCATTATGTGCTTTCAATCAGACAACAACAACACCCCAAATTGTTATTAAAGGTAATGAGACCCCTATGCTCGATGAATCTCTAGTTGATATCACTAAATTTTTTAAATTTTCAGCTATTGCCAAATATATTTTTTTATCTGATGAAGAAAGAATAAGGTTTGTAAACGCTAGATTAGAATATTTATTTGAAAGAGTAAATACCTTTTCCGTTAGTTCCAAAATAATCAACATTTCTACATTAAATAAAAAACACCCAATAAAACAAATATTTATTGATATTGATAGTACCCCGATTGAATATAATATATCTATAAATGGCGTATCGATGTTTTCCAGTAAATTTTCACACGAATTTTTTTCTAAAGTAGAAATATTAAATAAATTTAAGGGGTGTATTTACGATAAGGTACCACTTTCAAATAAGTACCGGATGGGTCTTATAGATTTTTCTTTGAAAAATACAGAAGGACCTTCGGGATGTATTAGTCCAAGTAATAATATTATATACTTGACGGTATACACCAATGATAATGACAATGACAATACCCCTATCAATATACATACAGTATGCTATTATATATTACGTATATCTGATGGAGAATTAATTTACGTGTTTGATTAATCTTTTTTTTATATAATATATATATTATATGTCAGGGTCTATAGGAACTATTAGTTTAATAACACAAGTCGGTGAATTTGAGAATAAATACTTTATAAATAATCCTGACATTACTTTTTTTAAAAGTGTCTACAGAAAACATACAAATTTCACTAAATATTTGAAGCGCGATAAACACGAGTATTCCTTTATAACTCGAGACGGGATGCCTAATCCCATCTCCAAAAAAATAATAACCGGATCAGGAGACTTACTATCTAAAATATACCTTGAAAATAAATTCAAATTTAAAAAAAGTGGTGATGTTTCGTCCATCAAAATCTCAAACAATTTGGGTTCGAATATAATAAGTAGTGATGAAGGGAGTTTATCAATAGATATAAGTAGTAATAAAGGAGTATTCAAATCGTCAGGGTTATTTCAAGAAATAAAGGGGGAATTGGATAACCAATACACTGGAACCCCATATTTGGAGTGCACCGATAAATTTATATCTTGTAAAAATGGATCTCATTATAATTATACTACATTATCTGGAGGAGTCGGGGGGATGGTGTTGGGTGATACTTGTTTTGCTGATCTCGACTCGGTAATCGAGACTGAATATTTCTATACAATACCTGAATTTAGTTTTATGAAAGATTATGGTTTATCTCTACCTTTATTATCTTTAAGAAATGATGATATTTTTTTTAAAGTAAAATATCAAACTTTTGAAAAGATTTTTAAGAATAATTCAGGTGTGGATATTACTTTCGAATCTAATATTATACAAGAAATAATAGAATTGGATATTGCTGAAAAAAGTAGATTTTTAACTAGTCAGTTAACTTATTTAACAGAGAATATAACGCAGATACTAATAGACAGTACGGAGAAGATGGCATACAACATGACAGGGACAATTAAATTATGCAAATATTTATTTTTAGTAGGAGATCCGGAAGAAAATTCTTCCACTCCTACAGAATTAAAATTTAAAACATTAAATATCACGTTGGACGGTAATAGTATATGGGAAGGGGGAGGTGTATCCAAAGAAATTTTTACAAAACTGAATATTAATAAATATTTTATTGGATGCGGACGGGAAATTTTAGATGGTGACCCTGGGAATATAAAACTTGGTCAAATGGGTAGCATTGCTATGGTTCCATTCTCTATTGAACCTCTCAATTATACTCAGCCATCTGGGTGCATTTCTACATTAGGGAATTCTAGTAGATTCAACTTGAATTTACATCCGGATTCAACCAATAGTTTAGGGAACGTGGTGTTGTTTACAATTAATTATAATATTTTACAAATATCTGATGGAAAATCACAATTACAATACTCTTAAATATATTTATGTACTAATTTATTAACAAAGAAAAATATTACTGCTGCTACGAACGTTTTTAACAATATAAATATATTATTATTTTCTATAGACAATGCTCCACATATTAAAGTATTTACTTGTGTTAAATTTAGTATCATAAATATTACAAAAAATATAATTGAACTTTTGAATTCGTCTAATAAGGACGTATTATCACAAATATTTTTATTATCTTCTAGATCTTTTATATTCATTTTGATGTTACCTTGTTCTCTCATTCTTTCTATTTCCATTTGTTGTTGTTTCATTCTTTCTATTTCCATTTGTTGTTGTTTCATTCTTTCCATTTGTTGTTGTTGTTGTTGTTGTTGTTGTTGTTGTTGTTGTTGTTGTTGTTGTTGTTGTTGTTGTTGTTGTTGTTGTTGTTGTTGTTGTGTATTTACCATTTGTTCTTTATCTGAATTTATTTCATTTAAAATTGAGTTAACAACATCATCATCTTCATTCATATTTGAATTTTGACCACCGCCTCTCATTAATTCTTCTATAGATGTTCCACCACGATTTTCCATTTTATAATTTAATTATTCATTAAAAAATTTTAATTTAAACTAATTAATTTAAACTAACTATAACTAAATCATTATCAAACTTACCATATAAGAAACATCCCATTATAATGCCTATTAATATTGATATAAAATATTTTAAATATTCTTTCATATATATATATTTATATTACATTTTTATTACAATATTTTCTTCAATATTTTTATCTGTAACATATTTTATAAATATAGTTAATGATAAAGCAATTAATAATACTTTTGTATTGATAATATTATTTAAGTCTAATTTCATTTATATATATTACATATAAAAAATAATGGCAGACATGGATAATATTCTTGATTTATTCGATTGTAATGATAATAATAATGATGACGATAACTCTAATATCCCCATAAATGAGAATTATTTTATCGCTGAAATACTAAAACTTATAAAAGAAAGTAATGATTTCCCATTATATATTTATGTAATGATTAAATCATTATTACAAAAAAAAGAATTATTAAATAAAAATCAGATTAAAGAAATTATAGATATATTAGGAGTGAAACCGGAAATTAAAGAAGTTATTAAATATAAAGAAAAAATTGTTTATAAAGAAAGAAAGGGTAGGGTTTATGAAGGTGATGATTATTAATCAAAATAAACATGCTTGTTGATATACCGGTACTTCCTTCTCTTTCTTAGATTTATAATTACGTTTTTTATATTCTTCTTTTTCTTCATTATCATTTTCATATAATTCATATTTCTTTTTTTTATATAAACTTATTCTTTTCAATGACTGTTTCTCAAAACAAGGTATATTCTCATCTATTATATCACATATTAATTTATGATGTTCACCATATTTCCGAAAAATTCGTCCCACTGCCTGCTCTACTGATCCCACAGGACTGGATAATATTACTGTATCTAATGAAGGTATGTCTGCACCTTCAGAAAAGAACGAATATGTCCCTAAAATCACGCGTAAAGTAGCATTATGTTCTAATACTTCTGGATGAATTCCACCTATATATAAACCTGATACTTCTGATTTATAATGTTCATTTATAGTTTCCATCATATCTATTAAATGCTGTCTTCTTTCACTTAAAATTAATATTGTTCTTCCTTCATCGAAATATTTATATAAATAATTTAATATCATATCTGTTCTAGGTTTATATTCACAGATTTGATTTACCATCTTTGGTCGACAAATTGTTCCATTAAATATAGTTTGTTTTTTTATATATTTAGGGTCATCACATACATATTTAATTAATCTGGTTTCTACTTTATGTTCATTAATTTCATCGGGTGATTCATACACCACATCACCTATATAATATTTAAATACATAATCTGTACCATCATTTCTTTTAATGGTTGCTGATAAACCTAAAATATATTTAGGGGATACTTTTTTCATTGCTTTTGAAAAAACCTCTGCAGATAAATGATGTGCCTCGTCGAAAATTGCAAAACCAAATGGTTTAAATAAATCTGCCGGATACTCTTTCATAGAAAGACTTTGTAACATTGCTAATACTATATCTTTTCCTTCTACATCAATAGTTTTACCCTGAATATATCCAACTTTCGCATCAGGTATAAACTGATTTATACGTTCTGTCCACTGATCTAATAGGAAAGATTTATGACAAACCACAATTGTTTTCTTTTTAAGTTGACATGCGATATTAAGTCCTAATACTGTTTTACCACCCCCACATTTTAAAGAAATCATACCCGCCCCTCTAGTCTTAGCAGTTTCTAAATAA